ATCTGTTTTATACCCTCTCGATATCCTGTTAATTCTGTCCGTAATATGCATTTGCACCATGCTTACGGAAATAATGCTTATCCTGTAATTCCTGCGGGGCAGGTACTACCTGCGGATGAATCAGCTCGGTTCGATATGGGAATAACTCATATCTTCAAAGTTAATGGAAATAAACTGCATCGGACTGACACCGGACTCTGTAAGCTCCTGTTTAATCAGCTCCAGCATGACCGACTTTCCGCAGCGGCGGATACCGGTCATAACCTTGATCAGCTCCGTTCCACTTCGGTCCGCGCTGAGCAAAGGTCCACCGGACCTTTAGCGCCCTTGGAAAGTAAGACAACCGTCTCATTTTGTGTATCATTGTCCAAACTTAGTGTAAACTCTTTTTCTATAATCGGCAACTTAAATTCTATGGATTTCAGCCATTGTCCATTCTCTTTACGTTCTTCGTAAATCTGCACATTATCCACTAACTGTGACAGGAACTCTCGTTTCTCAGCTTCGTTCATTTTGGCATACAGCTTATCAAAGAAAATGAGAGCTTTGTAGATATTGTCTCCGGTAATCTTGTCTGCCAGCAGAGCGCGTTTCTTAGTTTTTGCAGATATAAGCAATTCCTCTGCTTTATCTATTTTATCATAAGTCTTGTACAAACGGTTCTCTAAATCCGTTTTTCTTCGCTGATAATGTTTATCCTCATAATCCAGAGAATCAATATCTGTCAAGATTGTATCTTTATTATGATATAGCTGTCTTAATTGTTTTTCGTAATTTGCTATTTCCTGATCTAATGCACTGGTGTCTACTTCCATATTTATCTTGCTGCGTATTAAATCTGAAAATTTAGGATTGCTTACCAGTTTACTAATCACCTCTGCAACAGAAGCATCCAGCATTTCTTCATGCACCTGTTTTTTATAATCGCATTTATGACCTCTGGTCATATTCCGGTGTTTACAGCCATAATAATAAAAGTCCTTATAATTGCTTCCATCCTTGCGTTTCTTAATGGCCTTGTTGCCATACATTCCGGCACCGCAGACAGGACATTTCAGAATTCCAGATAAAAGATGTATCTTTTCTTTCTTATCACGATTGACCTTTTCGTACTTTTTAGCCTGTGCCGCAACCTTGACCTGTGCCTGCTCCCATACTTCTTCTGATACAAGAGCTTCATGTAAACCATCTACCAACAGATAATCGTCTTTCTTAACCTGCCTGTACTCGTTCCTTGTACCATGAACCTTTTCTGTCCGTCTTCTGCCATAGGAGATTTTACCGCTATAAACCGGATTCTGTATAATCCTTCTGATAAGAGCAGCATCAAATAATGGATTTTTGCCATTCTGTCTGGCTATCTTATGAATTCCATGATTTTCTAAATACTTAGCAATTCCATTCGCTCCCAGATCTGTATTTACATATTGGTCAAATATCGTTCTGATAGCTACTGCCTCTTCCTCATTCACTACCAATTTTCCATCAATGAGAGCATATCCATATGGTGCAAAACCACCATTCCATTTGCCTTCCCTGGCTTTCTGCATCCTGCCTTCCATTGTCTGAACACGGATGTTCTCACGTTCAATCTCTGCCACTGCTGACAGAACAGATATCATAAGTTTCCCGGCATCTTTAGATGAATCTATTCCATCCTCTACACAAATCAGGTTCACACCAAAGTCCTGCATCACTTGTAATGTTGCAAGAACATCTGCCGCATTTCTTCCAAATCTGGAAAGCTTAAATACAAGGACATAAGACACTTCATCTTTTCCTGATTTGATATCGTCCATCATTTGATTAAAGGCAATTCTTCCCTCTATTGACTTACCAGATTTTCCTGCATCCTCATACTCACCGGCAATTTCATACTCATTATAATCACAAAAGGCTTTCATTTTTGTTTTCTGTGCATCTAGAGAATAGCCGTCTATCTGCATGGTTGTGGAAACGCGGGTGTAAAGATACACTTTTATCTTTTCTTTAGACATTCTTATCACCTCATAACATCATTTTTTTCGGTCAGATCATGACCCGCTAATTATATCTGTTTATCCGGCAATGAAAGTAATCTGTCTATTACCGGATGAATGATTGCTGTCTCTGTAATCTGATTAATGGCACAAAGCTTTTTCCCTGCATCCTTACTGGATGCTCCACAATGATATACCCTCTCTGTTTCTTCACCATAATCAAGTACAATCAATCTGTCGTGACAATCAGGATTAGGCTTAATCCGGAGCGGTGGATATTCATTTTGAAAATCCGTCACTAAAGAGTTTGTAAGAAATCCTCTCCCACCTTTTCCATTCTCTGTGAACAAAATTACTTCCACACCATCAGCCTTCTGTGAAAGATGTTGTAATGACTTTGCATTCATATAATCATCCACAACATAGATTGATTTCTTTGCTTGCTGATAGATTTCTATGTAAGCAATGTCAGCCTCTAACTTCTGACCTTTATAGATAACAAAATTCTTCTTATCTTTATCAGTAATGAAGTTATCCGCTAAGATAGTCACATCTTTTTGAATGGAATCTACTTTTTTCTCCATTCGATCCTGTCTCTCCGTTATCGTTCCAACCTTAGCTGTTAAAAGATCCATTTCATTTCTAGTAACAAACTGCTGATTTTGACTAATATAGTGTCGCATTTCCCTAAAAGTGCGCATTATAAATATACTCTGCTGTTCTGCCAATTCTCCGCGAAGAACTGTCGCAAGCATATAAATTCCTTGTTCTGTAAATGCATATGGCAAATATCTCCGTCCACCTTCTTGCCCAGCGAAAAAATCATTTTTTCGTGAGGTCACAATTTGTGACCTCACGGATTCAATTTCACTAGTTGCCAATTGAAACATAAAATCTTCCGGAAATCTTTCTATATTTCTTTTTACCTGTTGATTTAACTTTTTAACTTCATAGCCATATATTTCCGCTAAATCTCTATCCAGCATTACCTGCTGACCGCGAATTATGTACACCTTATTACGAATCTCATCCGTAGTAATCAATTCTTTTGTTCCTTCCATTCGTCCTCCCAACCAATCAATTACAATTTCTATAAATTGCTGATTCCTATTCTGTTGCTATGAAATCACACATTCCTTGTTATTAGCATTCCTTGTATATTCCCTCTTCATGCCCTTCAGACAAGAAGCATCCCTCGCTCAAAGAGCTCGGTCAATTGCGACTTCACAGGCTATTCCTCCACAATGCTTTCCATTTGCTCCAGTTTCTGCAATGCCTTCATATATACCATCAATCTTTTATACTGTTCGTCTCCAAGGCTATGAATCTGCTTTAATATCTTAATATCCGACCTGGTAACTTCATAATCCATATCTGCATCTTTATACTCCGGATCAATTCCTTTACCCGTTAAAAGCTGTTCCGGTGTAATATCCAATGCGTCACATATGGATAATAAACAGTCTGCTTTTGGATTTGTCTTTTTCTTTTTCCAATCCCGGTTCTTCTCGACAGTTCCAACTGGCTCATGTTCTTCTGCTCCATTATGTAAAAAATTCTTTCACTGATAATCATGTGTGTTCCTCCGTTATGTTATATATCCGTATTTATCGATTTCTTTTCCGTCTATACGGTCATTCTATCATGCCGCAGCATTTCTTTCAATAGGAATGATAATACTTCTGAATTTCTCAATTTTTTCTGTTTTATATAATTCCATGTACAACTGTTTTATTCTCTTCATGCGAAGATAATTATCAGGATCCGGTAATTGGTCCAGTCCCATTGCGTCTGCATACTTTGCAACCATTTCTCCAATGAAATTCGCCAAATCACTCCTTGCATCTCTTTCTTTTATAACTACTTTGTTTTTAACCATAATTGAAATCCTTTCTGTTATTGTTTTCCATCATATCCCATCCAAGACATTATTCTTTCGACCAGATAGGATAAGATAGGTATTATTAAAATTAGTATTGTTAATATTAGTCTTATTAGATTTTGATTTTTTCGGTTCCAGACCTGTAGAAATAAAAACTCTGTAATCGTAAAAATCAAAATTACTGACTGTGATTTTTACGTCTTATGTGCTTTGATTTTTTCTTATGTGGATATCTTTCAAAACACTTTCTTCAAATAGATCCTGTTAGGTTTTCCAAGTCCCTGTCTCCTACGTTCAAGTGCCCCGAACGTCTCCAACTCATCCAATAACTTGCAGGCTTTTTGTGTTCCACAATTCAATATCTCACAAATATTTATTACAGAATAATAGATAAATACTCTTCCGTTTTCGTCTACCCATCCATTTTTTATAGATAATGAAACCCTATCTAAAAAGATTGCATATAAAAGTTTTGCATCTATTGACAGCCCCCAAAAGCATGCATCATCTATTAGACATTTTGGTAACTTGAAAAAAGTAAACTGCTCTTCACCAGTACAGTAATTAAACGTCGGCTTAATGCACAGATTTTCTATTCCATTTCTTCCTAGCCTCTGTTCTTTTTCTAAATTTCTCATAAATAAAGTCCTTCCTTTCATTTTTTTCAAATTGGCAAGCAGTGCCCCGGTATATACCCGGCGCATTTTTGCTTGTTGGGGAAAATGCCCCAATCCCCTCGAACTGCGGATAAACCGCAGAGCCACGCTAACGCTTTTTATCAATTCACTTTCTCTTCTTTGAATCTTCCTCATATAGATGAATAACTGCTTCAAGTGCCTTTTTCAGAAGTTCTGTTTGCTCATTATTCATCATTTTTATTTCTGCAATATCCTCTTCATATAGCTTCCCCGTTTCATTTGCTTTCTTAGCATACTGATTGAGATTATTACTAATCCTTGTATGTAAAGATATTACCCGGTTCAAATCAGGCCATTCAGGGATTATTACATACCCGTTTAACGCCATCTTTCTGATATACGCACTCATATTTTGAACTCCGGCTTCCTTCATCCGATCATGCAGTATTTCCACCTCCTCTGGTTTAAATTTCACATAGATTCCTTTTGAATACTCTTTCACTTTGCATTTCCTCCTGTTCTCTAATTTTTTGCAATAAAAAAAGGAACTGATTTTACTCAATTCCTTTCATGTTGCCTTAACCTGCTAAGAGGCTTCGCTCTTACCCATGATAATATTACTTCAGCTATAATAAAAATAAAAGTGGCTACATATTAGTTTTTTAATAGTTTTATGCGTAAATTTATTAGTTTTTTATGCCACTATAATAACATGCCTGTTTCATCAGCACAAGTATTGAAACCGTAGTCAAATAGTAGTTCTTTGTAATAAAATAGTAGCCTTTTACAAATCTCAATATTAATCGCCCTATCAATTCCATGGTAATAATATCATACTCGGATTTGCAAAACAATTATACCGTCGTTAGTCTGTCGTTAGTTCTTCGTTAGTCTACCGTTAGTCTGTCGTTAACCTTTCAAGCATAAGCTCCATTTGAAATATAGAAGTACTCACTAGTACGCCGAATAATAAATAACCGACACAATAACTGTTTGCTCTCTCAGTATCAGAAGCTTCACCAAGTTTACAAGTCCAATGGTAGATTACAGGTCCTTAATCTACTTCTTCAAAATACTGATAGATTCGAGTTTCTAATTCTTTCTTTGGATTCACTCTGTGTAAAATCAAAGTTTTCAGTTGTGCTGTTTACTCTTTTTGTACTTTGATTTTTCCTATGTGGGTATGATAAAAGATTCTTAAAACGTCTTTTTTCTGATATATACATTTCAATATCAGACTTTATTATTCTAACTTTCACTGTCACCTTTTTTACAAAATGGACATCCTTGATTTTTGTTTGTCCGATTAGAAATAATAGCTTGCCACTCATGACCATTTTTACATTTCCACCATACTTTTTTATTGCTTTTAATTTTTAAATTACATGGCTTCAATTCCCCATTTTTTTCATCATTCCATTCTGCGGCTATATC